CACCTCGGAGACAGCTCTCCGGCGGTTCCGTTACCCAAACTGTTAGGGGGTATCCCCGTGGGTGTTTTGATGGTTTGCTTCCGTTTGTTTTGCAACGGTTTTTTGTTTGACTTGCTTGTTGCTGCGATGAGTCGCGAATCGAATCGAGAAGACTTGGTCGTTTTCGTCTTTCGTGTCGTTCGACGCGAGCGGCTGGCGTCGTCGGCTTGGCTTCGATGAAATGTTTTGTTTTGGTGCCGAAGCCTGTGTGTGTCAGCTGAGGTTTTGCCTGTTGTTGAAGCCCGAAGGTTTCGTCCTTGCGGTCTTGCTGTCGTGGCAGCGCTTGCACAGGCCGCGCATGCGTTGCGGGTCGTTGGGGTCCAAGCCTGCTTCGACGAGCTCGATGCGTTCGATCGGCCAATGGTCGGCTATGGTGCTGGGGGCACCGCATAGGCCATGGTGCCTTCCGCATCCGTCCGGCCCGTCGCCGGGACAGACGCACCGCGGATCCCTTGCCAGCACGCGGGCGCGTGCGAGGCGATGCGCTTTCGACGTGTATGGATTGCGGCCTCGTGTCCGGCGCTTGCCTTTGGCTTTCCTACATTCGTCGCACAGCGAGCCGGAGGAGACCAGGTGTGGGCAACCGGAGGTGGAGCATACCTTGTACATCAATCCACTCCCCACATCGGTAAGAAGTGTCCGGCATGTCCTGGGTACGTCACCCGCGAAGTTCCCCAGACCAGCCCCAGCCATTTATGGGCTACCGGTGTGACTGGTGTCGCCGCATATGTCGGCGTCCTTTTCGCATCGGCCCCAAGGGTTTTCGCGAGGCTCCATGCCGGACAGAGTTGATTATAGCGAATGCAGCTGGATATGAATAATGGTCCAACCGTTTCCGGCTGAACCATTTTACTACTGTACGACAGTATAGCATTTTAATTGTGACAGTCAAGCATGGCTGTTATTTCTCCGAGGTTGAACACGTACTCTCCTTTGTGTTTTGTCGGCGTGGCGTGGAGTTTGCCTCTGGTGAGCCATTGGCGGATCTGGTCGCTGGTGCAGTGGATGTCCATTTTGGCGAGGTAGCGTGCGACTTCGACTGGTTTTCCGGTGTATTCGAGTTGCCAGAGTTTGTTGTCGCGTTCGGCTTTGATGGCTTGGACTCCGCCTTGCCATTTGCAGGCTGGGCATGTCCATGTTTCGGCTTGTGGCGTGCTGGTGGCTTGGTGGCCGCATTTCGGGCAGGTGCCGATGATGACCATGGCTTCTTCCGGCGTCAATGCTTGTTCGTTGCGTCGGATGATGTGTTGCAGGCTGGCGTAGTCGTCGGCTGCGGTGCTCATGTTGAGGACGGTGTGCCGGTTGCTGATGATGGCATACCATGCTTTACGCCAGTCGCATCCAGCGTATGCCGCTCTGATTTTGCCTGCCTGTTCGGCGAGCCATGCTTCGCTGTCTGCGATGAGGTCCTGCGCGTGGACGTCGATGGGCAGTGGCGCGTTGCCTTTGTTCGGCGTGTGGCCTGTGGGGCCGATGTGCGCCTGACGGAGCATGATGCTTCGCAGGGTCGGAAGCTGGATGTGTCCGAGCTGGCGGATCAGCGTCCAGTAGTCTTCACGGCAGTTTGCGCAGAGCATGTTCGCCGCCGCCGGTTTCATTGGCTTGCGGCAGTGCTGGCAGTCGGTCAAAATCTGGTCTCCTTGTCGTGCTGTTTGATGAGTGCGGCGATTTCGGCTTTTGGCACTTGCGGGACCAGTCTGGCGGTTTCTTCCAGGGTGATGCCGTCCTCATGCCATTTGATGATCATGTCCGCGAGGATTTTCTTCATTTGTATGCCTCCACTGTGTCGCAGCCGATGGTCTTGCCATGATCGGTCAAACAGACCCAGTTCACGTCGCCGGTCCTGACCGTCACCATGCCGTAATCGGGATGCGTGACCGCATACCAAGACGCATAGATGCCTAATCCCCCCAGGGAGAGCATTGCGGCGAGGGATACCACCAGTACGACAATCAGAATTTTCTCAACCTTGTCCAAGTCGCCCATCACTCACCGTCCTTTTCGATTTCATTGATCTTTTCGGTGAGGGCCTCGAGCACGTCCACGCGGTCTCCCCACTTGAGGTTCCGCCAGAACTGTTCGAGATCAGCCCAGTTCTCGGCCTGTAGGATGCCAAGAAGCCTGATTGCCTGAGCTTCGAGAATGTCGGCGTTCCGTTTGCAGCACGCGGCGAAGAACGGCACATTATGCGTGATTGCGTCATTGATGAACCAGAGCGCCTTCTTGAGGTCTTCGACACCGTTCTTGTGCTGCCAGCGGAAGCAATACTGCACGGCTTGGCCCCAGTCGCTTGAGAGCAGTCGGCTGAGTTCGATGCACTCGAACGGGCCGTTCTCGTAATGCTTTGGATGGTTGACGTTGTCACTCATTTTTGGACTCCTTAATCGATGATAAATATGATGATCGGGGCGACGCACAGGCTGACGGTCAATGTGACCGCGAACAGGACGCTGAACGGGTCGTGCCTCACTCGAACGTCTCCTTGTACGGGTTTTCGCTTGTATATTGCGGAAAATCGCATTCCTGGTCTTTCCAACCGGCCGCGTAGCCTTCCTGCCATGCCTTGCGGCGCTCGTGTTCCAACCATTCCAAGCTGCACATGGTTTCCGGTTTATCGTGTTTCATGATTTCTCCTTGTTGAGTTTGTCGGCTAATTCGCAGGCCTTTTCGTCTGCCTGTGCGGTTTCTTCGTCGCGTCCGAGTGCTTCGAGCACGTGGCGGCATTTCCACGTGTGTTTGTGGCGCTTCGAGGGTGGTATGCCGCTCATGTTGGCGCGGCGTTGGCACCAGCCTTTCCAGAGTCGCGTCCAGTCGTTGACGGTGCGTGTTTCGCCGTGGTGGTGCTGCATGAACGCTCCCCATGCGTCGGTGAGGTCGAGGTTGGGATATTGGCCGCTGATCTGTCGGTCGGCTTCCGGCCTGCCGGTTTCCAGGTATTCGTCTGCGCTGGTTTCTTTGGAGAAAGAAGAATATTCTTCTTTCTCTTTCTTATCGGGTACGGGTACGGGAACGGGGCATGAGTTTGCCATCGACTTGCCATCGGTTTGCCATGCGTTTGCCATAGGTTTGCCATGGCATTTGCCATCGGTTTTGCCATTTTTGCCATTTTCGTCAACGGTTTTCCGTTTCCAACGACTGTTCGCGCCCCTCTTGCCCGCTTCGCTCCGCTTCCGGCGCAGAGCGTCCACTTCCTCCCCGTCCGGCTGATAGTCGCTCCAATCATGGAACCAATAGCCATCCCGTTCATCGTCACGCTCCCACAATCCAACATCGCACAGTTCGCGCACGGAATCATCGGAGCCACGGAACATCGGCACCATGCGGGCGGGAATGAACCCGTCCGTCAATTGCTGCGCCGACCATGAGCCGGAACGGAGCCACAATGCGGTGGCCCCGTCCGACAGCATCGCGGTCTTCGGGTTCGAGAAGAAAGAATCATCCACCTTGAACCACATCGACCCTGTTCCCTTTCCTTGAGTTGCACGAGCGGCACATGGTCTGAAGATTCTCCATGGTGTCCTCGCCGCCAAGACTCCACGGAATGATGTGGTCAAGGCTCAGATGATCGGTGGCTCCGCATGTGATGCAACGGCAATGGTCACGTTCGTATACCATCTTGCGTAGCTTATTGCTGATCGGCTTCCTCGACCGTGGGTCGAAGCGCCTGAAGCTCTTGATGTGGTAGACGGGACGGTTGAGGCGATTTTTTTCAGTCTTCGTGATGAGTCCTGCATCTATAAGCGCTTGAAGCTCTTCATCCTCCCCGTCAAGGACATATCGGAAGTCTACGTAGGGGATATCTCCGTAGCTTTTGTTGTCTGAACACCAAGAGATCATCATCACGTAAACGCCTATGGATGCGGGGTTCTTGTCCATGAGATGCAGCATCGTTTCGTCCCGATACCACGAGACTGGAATCTGAAAATGGCCCATCTCATTACTCCTTTCACATGCTCCCGAATCGCTTGTAGAATTCGCTGTCGGTCATGCCATACAGCGGATCCATGCCAGTCGGCTTGCGCGCAGCCAGCCGGTAGCCGCAGTAGGGGCAGGTCACGTAATATGTGCCGACAGTCTCGCCGCAGTGGGCGCATTCCACGTATCGGATCGTCTTGCTCATTCGCTTACCGCCCTCCGCTCGGCTTCGAGCAGTTCCTTGGCCTGTCTGACATATTCCGCATGGAAGCCGGGAATCTCACCGGCATAATCCCATGCGTCATCCTCGTCCTTCGCCGCGTAGCTATCGACGCCATCCCATTTGCAGCTGTTCCAGCAGAGCCGTTTCGCCACGGCCTCAATCTCAACGGCAGTTGGTGGAGCGGAACGTCCGGCCATGTACGCTGTACCGGCAAGCTCCCGAACCGTCTGAAAAGTCAAATCATCATCCATGCCACGCTCGTAAGCGTTGGCCTCGTCAAGCATGATGCTCAATTAGTCCTCTTTCCGTTCGCCTTGACCATGGCCCAAAGGATTTCACTTGCCGGACGCCTCCGGTATGACAGGTCGTGGTTGGACTGCACATGTCCGAGAATCAGTTTCGAGCCGGTCGAATCCGGTGTCAGGATCGCGTTCACGCGCTCCGGCACCATCTTCTGCCATACGATCTCGTCGCACAGCTCCTTCGTGCAGACCAGATAGTTCTGGTCGCCATAGAAGGTCAGACCGTTACCGCTCGTGAAGTCAGCCATGCATGACTTGACCTCGTAGAATCCGAAGCAGCCTTTCTCCACGCTTGCGGGCACCGGCTCGCCGTTGATATTCCACGGTTTGAAGCCCACGTAATCCACTCGCCGCTCTTCAGGCGTATTCCGGTCGAAATTGACCTCACTCGCCCAAAAAGCGGTCTGATTCTTCAATCTCTTCTCGACCAGCTTGGACAGCATGGCGGTGGTCTCGGTGCGGGTCATTCGATGCTCCTTTCGGCTTCGCGCATGATGTATCTCATGTCGGCGTATTCGCGTGCAGCGTAGCGTTCGACCATTTCCGGTGTGGCGTTGCGCGGCAGTAGGTTGATGCAGGGGCCGTCCGACATGCGCTGCATGAGCCGGATGACCTTCCGGCGGCGTTTCGGTGTGAGGATGACGTGTCTTTCGACGGCCCTTACGACCACCAGCCGGTCGCAACGGTAGCAGCCTTCGAAATCCTCATCGGATTCGATGAGGTCGCCTACCGGACGCACTTGGTATACGTCGCCTTTGCCGTACATTGACGCGTAGAATGCGGCGTAGTCACGGTATCTGGTGCAGTACACCTGTTCCGGGTGGCCGGTACCCTCGATGGCGTCCGCGCCTTTTTCGCGTCTGGCACGGCAGATGGGGCAATCGTCGTAATTGTCTCGACTGTGCCCCGGTTCGATATAATCGCCGGGTTTCAGGTCTGGCGCACCACCGTGGTAAAGCACGCTCATTTCGCATCCTCGCTTTGATTAGGCACCTCGGACGGCATGGAGCCGGAATAGCCGAGCATGGACTGGCAATGCTCATAGACCAGATACAGGCCGCGAAGTTTTCCATACGTGAGGTCGGTACTGGCGTCCTCAGTGCACTTTATTTCCATCGAAAGCTGATCGCACCATGCCATGATTTCGTTGAGCGTCTTGTCTTTCTGGGTGACGTTGGTAGCCATCATTCCTCCGTGTCCGGGCCGAGCGGCAATCCACTGTTGAGCATCATTGCGAACTCCTGCAATGTGATTAGACACATGGTTTTCTTCCTTCCCAATGGTTCGGGTTTGATTCGCGCGCGCAATGCCGATGGTGAGAGCATGAGCATCGCGTCCATCACTTCGGTGGTGGTGTAGGCGTGCTGTTGTCCGAGCTTGTTCATGGACGTGAGTCCCACGCCTGCCTTCTTCTGGATGACCCACGGGTAGGGCGAGTCCATGTTTCCCGCTTCCTTGACGGCCTCGCGCATATGCTGCGGCGCGTCCATGGTCTGCGTCCATTTCACTTCGATGCACACGGGCTGGCCATGCCAGTACACGTTGCCGATGTCACCGATGTCCTTGTTTCCGTGAAGTCGCAATCGTTGGATGCGCATGTCCCCCAATGCCCACTGCAAGTAGGATTCGACTGCGGTTTCCATGCGCGTGCCGTTGCCCTTCGCGGTCCTGCGACTGCGCTTGCGTTGCTTGCCGCTCATTGATCGGCCTCCTGTTCTTCGGCTTCGATTTCGCATTCGGGGCATGGAATGGGGCGCGCCGGATACAGCGCGCACCCATGTATCGGACATGTGGTTTCCACGTCCGGCGGTTCAATCCATTCGCGCATCAGAAGTCAGGCTCTCCGGCTGGCGCGCCCCACGGATCATCGGCCGGAACCTGCGACTGCTGTTGTGCCTGCTGTGGCTGCTGATAGCCGCCACCGTTGGCGTTGCCGCCCTGGTATCCGCCTGACTGCATCTTCTGCACCTGCGCCGTCGCATAACGCAGTGACGGGCCGATCTCGTCCACCTGCAATTCGATGACCGTGCGATTGGAACCATCATTCGCCTGATAGGAACGCTGCTGCAGTCGGCCCTGCGCGATCACACGCATGCCCTTCGCGAGTGAGCGGGCGCAATGTTCGGCCAAGTCGCGCCACGCGGAGCAGCGCATGAACAAAGCCTGACCGTCTTCGAACTGGTTCGTATTACGGTTCCAGGAGCGCGGCGTGCTGGCGATCGTGAACGACGCGACCTGCGCGCCAGCGGACGTCGTGCGCAATTCCGGGTCGGCGGTCAGGTTGCCGACGATCGTGATAACGGTTTCTCCTGCCATCACTCAGCCTCCTTCACGTCGGCTTCTGTATCCTCCGGCGTATCCGCTTCCATGACCTCGGCGGTCACGTCATCGGCTTCGTCGGCGCTATCGTCATCGAGCACCGGTTGGAACACGTCGCCGTAGTCAGGCGTGATGTCATCGGCG